CTATCGACCGGACATCTGTTTTTCCTGTTCTTCGATCATTTTCTTGACCATATAACCTCCGACAGATCCGTTCTGTCTTGAAGTTAAGTCTCCGTTGTATCCGTCTGATAACGGTACTCCCAGTTCGCTTGCAACCTCGTATTTAAATTTGTCCAGTGCACCTTTTGCTTCTGGCACGGCTGCTCTGTTTGATGAACGACTTGCCATATTCATTTCCTCCTTTTTTGTAACATTTTGTTTTGTGTTACGCTCCTAGTATATGGAGAATAAATTCAGATTACACTGGGAGGTTTTGTTAATTTTAGCATTTTTTATTTTGCAGTAATCTGCACCAGATGAGTATGAAACATTTTAAACTGAAGCATGACACATTTGGTATTCCTTGCATAAAAGCAGACTTTGGGAGAAACCTTAGATCATAATATAAAATCCAAGTCAGGACAATTCTGCAATTCTGGATACACCTACATAAATTTCGGAAATTTTATACCATGTACGGTAATCAACAGTTCCGGTTACCGGAAGCCCGAACACCGACTGGAATTTGCTGACAGACGCTGCTGTTGCAGGACCATAAATACCGTCGACTGTAATTTTCGGGATCGCCGGGTATGCACCGGCAATGACATTTAGCTGTTCCTGCATTTGCCGGACTTTTGTACCAGAAGAGCCCTGGGAAAGGGTATACCCTGGCCATGAAGACGGAATGCCTGAAATTTCTTCAGCGGTATTGATGTAAATATCATCTCCGTAATAATAGCGGAGGATTTCCGACGGAGAATACCCCTGATCACCAAGTGCTTTAGAACCCCATTGGGTCAACCATTTTGCCACAACCTATAAAGTTATTTCTTCTTATTTTAGAGGAATGCCATTTGTGGCACTTTTTGCCGCTAATGTGTCACTAACGATTAGTTTTAATTAACCAGAAAATGCTATAAGATGTTGCGAAACTATCTAAACTGAATCGCCTCAATCTGCAATGCCTGTCCGACTGTACCTAGTGTAGATACACCGTCAGCTTTCGTCCAGTCTGTCCAACCGGAATTTTTTACGTGCACTCGATACTCAAAATCTCCGTCAAAGCACAAGCACTCGATACGCTTATTCTGTCCAGTGGTGCCGATTACCGTGTCTTTTGTGACCGTGCCATAATCTTTCCAACCGATACCCTCAATGTGCGCTTTTGCCTTGATTTCGATGTTCAGCGGATTGATTTTAAAAGCTTCCAGTCTGAGATTGTGGCCCGTGATGCCAATGATATTCTCGCAAGCTCTCTCTCCTAACCAGCCTCTGTTCTGGACGTGTGGATTGACAAGGAATTTAGCAGCCATGATCTCGATCGCTTCAATTTGCAATCCTTTTCCTTTTGTTCCAGCCCAGTTTCCGTTGAATGTCCAATCTGTCCATCCGATGTTTTTCTGGTGGACTCTGTAGATGTACGGCGTATCCTTGCCGGTAATCTTGATTGCTTCGATACGCTTGTTCTGTCCTGTGGTGCCAAGGATTGTGCCTTTGGAGATATTCTTGTATTCCTTATCGCCTACATCCTTGATATGCACTACTACGTCTGTTTCTCCGACAGGAATAAGTCGGAACGCTTCGATTCTCCGGTTCTGTCCTGTCGTTCCTGACATACGACCATCAGACTGCCAGCACGCCCAGCCGATGTC